AAGAAGATTGTTCAACATATCGTTTTTGTCTTATCCCCATTTGCTCAGCTGTTATTAATTCCATTTCATGGAAATCTTTTTGAACTGTTTCCATAACTAGATGTTGCAAATCTGTTTTTCCTATTCCTGGAACTGAGGACCAAAATTGAAGATGACATATTTCAGCTTGACCATAATGCATTACTGCTGCTGCTTTAACAACTGGATATAATTCAATCATTACTTGGCATCTTTTCGAAAATTCCATTCTCAATGTAGGATGATCTGAAAGATTTAGAATTTTCTCTCTCAATTTTTTCATAGTAGCAAACCTTTCCATGAATTTTACACAGACAGTTAAACTTCGAACTGCTTGAACTTCTAAAATTCCTTTTATATATAGAGCTTCCTGTAAGAAAGTTGAAACTTCTTTTATATATTCTGCTTTTGTTACATGTTTTTTACTGAGAGTACCTTTAACTTCATCTACCAGCCAATTTAGTGCACTCATAACATAAGTAAATATCTTTGGAACAGCTCCCATACCAAGAGCCAAAAATGAGATATTTCTAGCTCCCTTTATAATAGCCTCTCCAATCTTGTTGTTATCTTTCATTGCTACTTTCAAACCGAGTGTTGCTACTAAAGTCGTTCCTAATACTCCCAATATAGGACCTGTGGCATTTTCTAATTTATGCCAAATATACTCTAACATTGATTCACTAGTTTCTTCAGATGGTAAACTATCAATTTCCTTCTTGACTTTCTTTATGATTTTCTGATGTTTCTTGTTAGTGTCTACCATTCTATTCTCATAGTCTTTTAATAATTGATCAAATTCTGATGTTGTTGGTGGCCTTAAATCTGTTGTTGAAGCCGGTGTTACTGTAGTTTGTTGTTTTTCTACCTTATCTTTAGGCTTTGATATTGGAGTGTTTCTTGATGAAGAAGTACTTGCCTTATTATTTGAAGCTTTCTTATGATTTTTAATTTGTTTAATTTTTGCTTGATACTGAGTGTTAACTTCTTTGATCAAATTAAATATTTTTACATATTCTTCTTCTTTATCAACTGAATCTGGTTTATTTTCATTTTTATCCATTTCTTTAGATAACCTTACTTGTTCTTGTTCCAGAAAATGAAGCTCATCCTCTAATTTTTCAAGTTCTTTATCAACATCTTTTGAAC